CTTTTTGAGGAAATGTCACATGAAACCTATACCCCCTACCTGTATATACAGAAAGGAGTGATTTTATGAAAGTAAATGATAATGATAAGAATGTAATTAAAGAACGTAAGCGATTAGAGGCAATTTACAAAGATATTCCTTCCGAAAAGCTAAAAGTTGTTGAAGGTTTGATTATTCAGGCCGCACGTTTACGTGTCATGCTTGATTACATGTGGAAGGATATCCAAGAAAACGGCGAATATAACATGTTCCAACAATCACAAAACCTACCATCATACGAACGTGAACGTCCTGTGGCGCGTTTATACAATACACGCGATCAATCATATCAACGTGTAATAAAACAACTTACAGACTTGTTACCAAAAGAAAATAAACAAGTTGAAACAGATGAACCTGTTGATGATTACGTATGATTCATAACAAATACGTAGATGAATATATTCAACAATGGCGTGATGGCAAGATAGTCTTCAACCAAGAACGCATTGATTTAATCGAATATCTCGAAAAAGATGTACTTACTCTCTCAACTGTTCATTTCGAGGAAGAAAAAATAGAAAAGTGTATTAAGTTTATTGAGAAATGGTACTTTCCAACACAACCGTTCCAACGATTTATTATCGCTTTCTTATTTTTAATAGATGAAGTTGAAGATACACCGTATTTCACTGAATTTGCTTTATTTATGGGTCGCGGTGCTGGCAAGAATGGTTTTATTAGCGCAATTAGTGACTTTTTAACCACTCCTATACACGGCATCAAGAAATACGACATTTCAATCGTTGCGAACAGTGAGGAACAAGCTAAAACATCATTCAATGAGATATACGATGTTTTGTTAGAACATAAGCGTAATAAAACAGGGGAACGACCTAAAGCACCTTATGAAGTGAGTAAAACAGAAATAAAAAATCGCTCAACTGGTTCGATAATTAGATATAATACGTCGAATACGAAAACAAAAGATGGTGGAAGAGAAGGGTGTGTCATCTTTGATGAGATTGCCATTTATGAAAGTTCTGATATGGTAAACGTCAAACGTGGTGGTTTAGGTAAGGTTATTCACGATAGAACATTTTACATTTCTACAGATGGTTTTGTTCGTGAAGGATTTATGGACCAAATGAAAGAACGTGTCACAGAAGTATTGAAACGTAATAATCCGAATGACCGTATATTCCCATTCTACTGCAAACTTGATGACCCTAAAGAAGTTGATAATGAACAGATGTGGGAGAAATCAAATCCGATGTTACACCCTCCTTTAACAGGCTATGCCCGTAACTTAAAACGTAAGATTAAAGAGGAATATAACGTGTTACACATCAACCGCTCTAACAAACCAGAGTTCATGACTAAACGAATGAACTTACCTGAAGTTGATGAAGAAAAGGTAGTAGCACCATGGGAAGAAATATTAGCTACAAATAAAGAGTTTCCTAATCTTGAAAATAAAGCCTGCATTGGCGGTCTTGACTATGCGTTAGTTCGAGATTTTGCCAGTGTAGGCTTATTGTTTAGAGACAACGACACTTATTATTGGAAAACGCACTCATTCATTCGTCGAGAATTTTTGGAAACAACACATATGGAGCCTCCAATAGAGCAATGGGCAGACGACGGACTGTTAACAATCGTTGATGATGATGTAATTGATATTTCTTATATCGTTAATTGGTTTATGCAACAACAAAGTAAATACAATTTAACGAAAGTGATATCAGATAACTTCAGAACTGACATTGTGAGACGACCTTTTGAAGAAGCAGGTATTCCATTAGAAGTGATTAAAAACCCAACTGCCATACATGGTTTGCTTGCGCCTAGAATCGACACCATGTTTGCTAAAAAACAAATCACATTTGGCGATAATCCATTGATGAGATGGTTCACAAACAATGTGGCAGTCAAAATGCAACCAGACGGCAGTAAGAAATACATCAAAAAAGATGAAGTTAGACGTAAAACAGATGGATTTCATGCTATGTTGCATGCACTCTATCGTGCAGATGAGATTTTAGAGTATGATCAACCGTTTATTATGGCAGATATTAGCTTTTAGGAGGTGAGATTTTGAGTATATTCGACAGAATCATGGGAAAAAACGAAGCAATCGAGTTTAGTTACGATTTTGAACTATTACATGAGACGTCACATAAAGCGTACATAAAAAGATGGGCATTAGATACATGTATTAATCACATCGCGAGAACAATTAGTCAAACTAAATTTGAGATTATCGATAGTGAGAGTAAAGATACATCTTCGACAACACATTATAAGCTGAATGTTAGGCCAAATACAGATGAAAGTGCTGCAACATTTTGGCAAAAGGTTATTCGTAAGTTGATTTATGATAACGAGGTATTAATTGTTGTGACCGATTCAAAAGATTTAATCATTGCAGATAATTTTGTAAGAGAAGAATACGCATTATATGACGATATTTTCGACCACATTGTAGTAGGAGATTTCGAATTCGAACGTTCATTTAGAATGAGCGAAGTGATATATCTTGAATATAACAACGAAGCAATTACAAATATGTTATATGGCTTGTTTAATGACTATGGTGATATCTTTGGTCGAATGATTAAGTCTAATTTAATGAGTAATCAAATTAGAGCCACATTAGGAATGGATGCTAATACGGCAATGACACAAGGTTCACGACAAAAAATGCAGTCATTTATCAATAAAGCTTATGAATCATTTGATAAAAATGATATTGCTATTGTTCCACTTCAAAAGGGTTATGAATACAAAGAACACTCAAGTAATAATGGTACGAAAACATCATCACAAATCGATGATATGGCTAAAGTACCTAATCAGCTATTAAATTATGTGGCTAGAAACCTTGGAATTCCAGTTGGATTAATTAATGGAGATACTGCCGACATTGAAGCAATGACTGATAACTACATGAAATTTTGTATTAAGCCTATCATTGAAAAAATCACTGATGAATTAAACGCTAAATTGTTCAGTGAGCGTGGGTATAAAGAAGGTAAACGAATCAAAGCGATAAGTATAGACCAAAAAGGACCACTTGAAGTGAGTGAAGCAATAGACAAACTCATTGCAAGTGGTTCTTTCAATAGAGATGAAATCAGAGTGCTTACAGGCTTTGAACCTATCGGAAGTGAGGAAATGCAGAAATTTATTATCACTAAAAACTATCAAACTGTGGATGAAGAATCTACAGATAATGAAGGAGGTGATATAAATGGCGAATAACGAAATCGACATCTACGGATTGATTGATAGCGCTACGATTGAAGGCATGACAATAAGTCCTCAAACGGTGCGTGATCAATTAAAAGCTATGGGAGATGTTGATGAAGTCATCGTGAATATTAATAGTAATGGTGGCGATGTTTTCAGTGGTGTAACAATTTATAACATGTTAAGACGCTTTGATGCACACATCACTGTTAATGTTGACGGACTTGCTGCAAGTATTGCATCCGTTATAGCAATGGCAGGTGACACAATCAACATGCCAGGTAACGCCATGCTTATGGTTCATAACGCTTGGACGATTGGCGAAGGTGATGCAAGAAGTTTCAAAAAGCAAGCCGAAGATTTAGAACGCATTAACAGTGTTGTATTTAACAGTTATGTCGATAAAAATCCTGACATCGACCATGCGCTTCTTCAAGATTATATGGACGAAGAAACATGGTTAACGGCCAAAGAAGCTAAAAAGTTAGGTTTAATCGACAATATTACTGAAAATTCAAGAGTTGCAGCCGCAACCACATCAACAATCTTGGGAGGTGACAAATTCATGGCTAGATACCGTAACGAAGACCCACAACAACCAAAAGAAACAAGTGACATCACAGTTGAAGATGTAATGGACAAATTAGAAGAAATTTTAGCTGAAGTTAAAAAAGGTAATGACAAAGGTTCAGACGAACCGAATAAACAAACGGAAGATAAATCTGCAGAAAATAGTTTTGCGCGTTTATTTAATATGAATATAAAATAATAAAGGAGAATTTAATTATGGCAATCGACTTAGAGAACAGACAAGAGTTTCAAAACTCTCAAAAATTATTAAAAGAGTTTTCAAACATGAGTCCTAAAGCTTCTGACGAAGAAGTAAAGGAAAAGTACACAGAATACATGAATGCTTATTCTGAAGAATTAGCAAATGCTATTCGTAAAGATATGAAACAAGAACAAGGTGACAACGCAGTATTAAATGCGCGTAACGTTAATCGCTTAACTAATGAAGAGAAGAAATTCTATAATGCGTTAGTTTCAGAAGATCATGTCAACACAGATACAAACTGGAAAGACGGAGAGTTATTACCAGAAACAGTTATTGACCGTATCTTTGAAGATATCGAAACTGAGCACCCACTACTAAAACATATCACAATCCAACGTACTGGATTACGTGCGCGTGTCATTCGTTCAGTTCCTGAAGGTCAAGTAGTTTGGGGTCCAGTATTCTCAGAAATTAAAGGTCAATTAGAGGCTTCATTCTTTGAACAAGATGTAACATTAGGTAAAGCAACTGCATTTGTAGTCGTTCCTAAAGACTTAAAAGACGCAGGTGTGCAATGGGTAGACCGTTATGTACGCGCACAAATTAAAGAAGCTTTTGCAGTAGCAATTGAAAAAACTGCAATCACAGGATTAGGTGCTGCTAAAAACCAACCAGTAGGATTAATGAATGAAATTAATCGTACAAACGGCGCAGTATCTGAAAAATCTTCTGCCGGTAAATTAACATTAGCTGATGCAGACACATCAATTAAAGAAATTGGTAACATTATTAAAAATTTATCAATCAAAGAATACTACGATAAAGACGGTAATGTGAAACGTTCTAAAGGCGCAAGCGTATTAAACAATGTAGTTATTGCGTTAAACCCTGCAGATTACATTTACACTGGTATTGCATTCATGCAATTACACAATGGTCAATTTGTAAGTCCAGTACCATTTAATGTGACATTCGAACAGTCTGAATTTGTACCACAAGGTAAAGCAGTGGCATTCGATAAGACACGTTATAACTTCTATGCAGGTAGCGAAGTCATCGTACGCGAGTTCGATCAAACTTTAGCATTAGAAGATATGGATTTATATACTGCAAAACAGTTCCTTTATGCTGAGCCTGATGATAACAAAACTTCATTCGTATATGATGTTGATTTCAGTTCATTCGGCGCGCCTAAAGCAACTGACGCTGCAGCGACTGAGCCAACAGCATAGGAGGCGTATATAATGGCTAATTATAAAGTTTTACAAGATTACAACGACAAGCAACTTGAAAAGTCTCTTAAAGCAGGAGACAAAGTAGAAATGACTGTAAAACGTGCAGATGAAGTTGAAAAGACTTTGTCTGCTAATGGTTTTAATGGTCCTTTCCTAGAACGAGTAAAAGAAACGAAGTGATTTAAATGATTACTTCAGAGCATGTGAATCAATTTAAAAATCGCAATCGTATTTTTTATGACATGGAAAATGAACGCATCAAAAACGATTTAGAAATGTCATATCAAGATATACAAGCTAAATGTGGCCCGTTTGAAATGGATGAAAGTTCGTTAGGGCGAGAATTAGTATTTGAACGTACGCGTTACGTATTCAATGATAAGTTAGAAGAATTTCACAACAACTTTTTATCAAGTATTGTTCAATTTCAAATCATAAATATGGAGGTGTCAGATGATGGCACAATCAAATAGAGATTTTGTGGCTGGTGGAGATATGAGAACACCAGTCATTTTTTATAAAGCAATGCCATCAGATGATTTTATGCCTGGCGAAACGGTAGATGAAGTGATTTATCGATGTTTCGCCAATGTATATCCTCCATCGCAAAAGGATTTGGATATGACAGATAAAGAAGCAAGCATAACAATGGTTACGTGGTACCCAATGGACAATGAAATTACTGATGATATGTATTTTGAAATAGCATTACCCCGCTACAAAGGAAAGAAATTCAATGTTATTCAAACTTTTGACGATACAGATCATCACCGTAATTTAAAAGTGATTGGAAATTTAAAACAATGAGTGTGGAAATTAAAGGTGTCCATCAGATGTTGCGTAAAATCGGCGAGAAATATGGTGAAGGTGAAATGGTTAAAGCACAAGATAAGGCTTTAAGACGAGGATCTAAATACTTTATAAGTGTCTTAAAAACAAATTTCCAAGTTTTCAGAGATACAGGAGCAAGTATTGAGGAGATTGAAGTAACCGACCCTTACTATATATACGGTAAAACAAGAATGGTCAAAGTGCATTGGCAAGGACCAATGAACCGTTACGCAATCATTCATCTTAACGAATGGGGAACAGTGAAAAATCCAACTCCTCGAGGTAAAGGTGCAATTGCTAGAACCATGTTTACTACAGAAAAACCATATAGAGAAATCATAAAACAATCAATGGCAGGTGACTTGTAAAATGTTTGATATGTTGAAAACTTTACAAAAATATTTATTAAAAAACGCAACAGTTGCTCAATATTGTACAGGTCGTATTCGTGCCTATCATTATGATGAAACTGCCGATACATCAGGGCCTTATATTTTAATCACACCTTTAGCTGCACCACAACCATCAACGTATGCAAGTGATGTTTCTTTAACCACAGAGTACTTGTATCAAATTGATGTGAGAGGGCCACAATATGATGTGGTCAAACTTATTCAAGAAGAAATACGCAAAACAATGTGGGACATCGGTTTCAGACAACAAGATGGAATCGATGAATATGACCACGAAATTAAAATATATATGGATGCACGACGTTATCGTGGCAATCCATACACAATAGATGAATTAAGACATATAGATTAGCCTTCCATGAGTAATGGAGGGCTATTATTATGCGCAAAAATAAGGAGGATTTATAAATGGCTAGATATAATGCTGCAACAGGTTTAGGAAAAATGTATTATGCAGTTATCCAAAGTGAAGATGGCAAAAATGTTTCAACTTCAAATGTTAAAGAAGTTGACTATGTACAAGAGTTAAAAATCGAATTCGGTGAAGAATTAGAAAAAGCTTATGGTTCAAACAAAGTGGCAGAAATTGCTAAATCTGCAGGAGAAACACAATTATCTCTAACTTTCCATAAATTACCAATCGATGTTCAAAAAGACTTATTAGGATTAATTGAACATGAATCAGCTAAAAACGTTTATGGTTTTGGTAAATCAGCAGGTATCACATATACAGCAGTTGCTATCCCACGTACTATGGAAGATGGCTCTACTGAGTGGTTTGGACTTTCAAAAGGTGTGTTCACTCGTCCAGACAAAGAAGGACAAACGAAAGAAGATAAAGTAGAATTCGGTTCAGATGAAATCGAAGGTCAATTCATGGAACGTTATGTCGACGGATTTACTGAAGAATTAGCGGTTATGATGGCATATGATCCAAAAGGTTCAACTGAAGGTCGTGACGCTATCTTTTCTTCAATCTTTGGTTCAGATAAAACATTTGATAAAGTTCAAACAGGCGCTGAACCATTAACAACTTCTACTCCTGCATCAAGTGAGCCTACTTCAGATGCAGGTGCAACAGAACCAACAGCATAAATGAATGATTTATAGACGACTTCGGTCGTCTATTTTTGTATACAAAAATAAAAACTAATTATTCGGTCGAAAATAAAACCCGATGAAAAGGAGATTAATAATTATGGCAGTAAAAAAATACATTGAATTACAAGATGAAAATGGAGAATTACAAAAATTTCACGCACCTGCTTTTATTAAAGGTAGTGTTGCACGTAAAGGTTTCAAATTAGGTAAAGAATTTCAAAAACTTGAAAATGATGGTGGAGAATTTGATGACGAGTTATTAGACAAATTATATGGTTTCGTAGCACACGATTTATATGATGATCAATTCACACCAGAACAATTTGAAGATGGTATTGACGCACGTGATGTTTTACGTGTAGCTATGGAACAATTATCAGGCATTTTAGGTGACGAGGGAAAGACAACGAAATAGACGACTCCCGTTTAAAACCTGAAGACTTTACTTACGAAAAACAATCTGAATATCTTGATACGTTATATAAAGAATTGATGGAGAATGGTTGGAAAATGCCGGAGATTGACAACACGGATATATACCAACTTCTCCGAATTATGAATGATAAAAAAGATGCAAAAGTTAAGAAAGTAGGGGCAAACGAATCATTAATAGCTGCGATAACCGGCAAAGACCCTAGAGAAGAGGGAGCGTGATTTGCTCCCTCTTTTTTTGTATCAAAAATTTTAAAGAAAGGAGAGTGAATATATGACACACGAAAAAATCGAAGGTTTTACAATCGACCTCGGACTCGATACTTCAGATATTGACAAAGGGATGGCCAACTTAAAGCGTAAGTTGCAAACAACTGATGCTGAAATGAAGAAAAACCTTTCGACATTTGATAAAGCTGAAAGATCAGTTGAAAAGTATGAAACTGAAATTGAAAGTTTAAATAAAAAACTCACTCAACAAGGTAGAGCGAGTGAACAAGCGCAGAAAAAAGTTGACCAACTCAAACGTGCACAAGAAAGTGCAAATGACAAATTAGAAGAGGCTGCTAAATCTGCACAAAGTGCTAAGAGAAATTATGAATCTTTGTCTAGAACTTATGAAGAAATGGACAATGAGTTAAAACAATATAAGAAAAATGTTAGCGATGCGCAAAATGCACAGAAACAAATGCAAAACACAGTTACAGCTTTAAGTGCTAAAATGAGAAACGCTAAAAGCTCTGTAGATAGCTTACAACAAGAGTTTGATGAGTTGAAAGATTCGGGGAATGCATCTGAAAGAGAATTAGAGGCATTAGGTCGTCAACTTACAACTGCAAAAACTGAATATAACAATTTATCTCGTTCTGTTGATAGTGCTAAACGTGATTTGAATGAATCTAAAGTAGCCACAGTTAACGCAAAAAACGCTTTGCAAAATTTTAGTGATGCAAACCGTGAGGCAATGACTACTGCTAAAGCTGCGATGAGTTCAGCTAAAAAAGATGCAGACCAAGCTGAGCGTTCATATGCTGCATTGAATAGAGAAGTGTCACAGTTGCCTTCTAAATTAGATAAAGCTTCTATTTCAGCTTTAAAAGAGGCCACAGCATACAATGTATTGCAAGGACGTATTGATGAAACAACTGACGAACTTAAAGCGTTTGAGCGTGAGCAAATAAAAGCTGCAGGTATAAGTGGTATGTTTGCACGTATGGGTAATGCATGGACAGAAACTCAACGAAAAATCGATGCTATTGGAGATAGTTTCCGTAACGTAGGTTATGTGGTTAATGGTATAGGTTTTGGTGGCTTAGTTTCCAATATTAGTACCGTTATTCCTGTAGCTGGAAGTGCAGTAAGTGCGATTGCTGGAATTGGTGGCGCAGCAACTGCTGCCACAGGTGGCGCTATTGGTATGGCTGGTGTTTATGGTACTGCGTTGGGTGCTATTACAGCTTTCAGTGGACAAGCAACGACAGCTTTAAAAATGTTAGAAGATGGACAACTAGCCGTTACAGCAGAAGTCACACGTTATAAAGCATCTTTGAGTGGTTTGCAGAACCAATGGAAAGGTCTAGTACAAGCAAATCAAGCTGCAATATTCAATACAATGTCTAATGGCATTAATATAGCACGTATTGCGTTAACAAGACTTACGCCTTTCATCACTAAAACTACAAATCAGATTGCTGCAGCATCAGGACGTATGAGAGATTGGGTAAAATCATCACAAAATGCGAATAATGCATTCAAAATGATCAATAACATTGGCCCTCCTATATTCCAAAACATTTTAAACTCTGCAATGAAAGTTGGAGACGGACTCACACACATATTCACTCAATTTGGCCCTTTATTTACATGGACAGGACAACAATTAGAAGGATTAGCAAATAAATTTAATAAATTCGCAAATAGCAGTCAAACAGATAAAGGTATAGCAAAGTTTATCGATTATACAAAAGCGAACTTACCTATTGTGGGCAGAATATTCGGCAATGTATTTAGTGGAATATTTAGTTTGTTCGGCGCTTTTGCAGGACATTCACATAAAGTTTTAGTAGGAATGGAAGGAGTAACTAAATCTTTTAAAGAATGGGCTGCAAACTTAAAAAACACAGAAGGTTTCAAAAACTTTTTGAAATATTTAGAAGAAAATGGACCTGTTGTTTGGCAACTACTTAAAAATATCGGCAGTATCATTGTTGGTATTGTAAAAGGTATGGCTCCGGTAGGGGCTGTAATGTTGAAAGTAACAACAGCAATTACAGGTTTTATCGCTAAAGTTGTAAATGCACATCCAGCTGTAGGTGCTTTATTAGGCGTTTTAACGGTAATGGGTGGGGCATTAATGTCATTAGTGCCTCAATTCGCTATTTTCAGAACGGCTTTATTAGCTGCAACTGGTGCCGAAACATTATTTGGTAAAGCTGGGGCGTTAACTGCAATTAGAATGAAAATTGCTTCTGCAGCAACAACTGTTTGGAGAACTATGATAATTTCAACAAGTACAGTAATGAATGTATGGAGAGGACAGGTTGCTCTTACAACTGTATTAACCGGTAAATATTCATTAGCCACAAAATTAGCAGCATTAGCTACACGCGGTTTAGGTTTAGCAATTCGATTTATGACTGGTCCGGTAGGTATTGTTATTACAATTATTGGCGCATTAACTGCTGCAATTATATATTTGTGGAAAAACAACGCAACTTTCAGAAACTTTGTAATTACCGCCTGGAATTCCATTAAAGCTGCAGCAATTGCTACATTTGGATTCTTGAAACCATATATCATCGGTATTTGGAACGGAATAAAAACAGTTTCAATCGCAGTATGGAATGGATTAAAAACGGCCGCAGTAGCAACATGGAATGGAATTAAATTTGCAATACTGCATCCTATTCAAGCTTTAAGAGCGGGAATTTTAGCAATATGGACAGGAATAAAAGTAATAAGCGTAGCTGTTTGGAACGGTATTAAAAACTCAGTAATGACGATAATTAGAGTTTGGTTAGCATTAGTAAAGGCTGAATTCAGAATTTTACGTGCTTTCTTTAGTGCTATATGGAATGGCATTAAAACCGTTTCAGTTATAGTTTGGACTGCTATTAAAAACGTTGTTTTAACTCTAGTCAGAGGTTTAATCAACGGCATTAAAGTGGTTATGAGTGGTTTGAGAACGTTCGTGACTGCAGTATGGAACGGCATTAAAGCTGTATCTATTCGAGTTTGGAATGCGATAAAAAACAGTGTGTTAGCTTCAATTCGAGCATTGAATATTGGAATCCGTCGAATCATTTCAACATTGCGCACTTGGATTGTTGTGGCTTGGAATTTTATTAAAAATAAAACAGTTGCAATAGTTAAGGCAATGGGCGCTACTGTAAAAAGATTATTCACTTCAATGTGGAACGGCATTAAAAAAGTAATGTCTGTCTTACGTACTTGGATTGTTAAAGCTTGGACATTTATTAAGAATAAAACTATCGCCATTGTAAAAGCCATGTATAACAATATTAAACGTTGGTTTAACAATATATGGAAATTTACTAAATCTATATTTACCAAACTTAAAAACTGGATAATTAAACTTTGGACTTCAATTAAAAACAAAATAACATCTATCATCAAATCTTGGTATAACAATGTTAAGCGTTGGTTCAATAATATTTGGAAACTAACCAAATCAATTTTTAGTAGATTGAGAAATTGGCTTGTTAATACTTGGAAGAAAATTAAAAATTCAGTTGTTAACATCGTTAAATCTCTTTGGAATGGCATTAAAAGAGTTTGGAGTGCCCTAAGTAGCGGAACAAAACGAACATTTAGCAGAGTCAAAAATAGTATGGTTAGCACTTGGAGATCAATTAAAAATTCAGTTGTTAATTTAGCAAAAACACTCTGGTCTAAGGTTCGTGGTACATTCAACGCTATGGCTAGTGGTCTCAGAAATATCATAGGCAAAATCAAAGGTCATATCGGCGAAATGGTAAATGCCGTTAAAAAAGGATTAAATAAATTAATCGGTGGTGTGAACTGGGTAGCTGGAAAACTTGGTATGGACAAACTACCTAAGATTAAATTGTCCACTGGTACAGAAAGCACACACACTCAAAGTTACATCACAAAGGGTAAGCTAAACCAAAATACACTAGCCACTGTGGGAGATAAAGGAAAAGGTAATGGTCCAGGAGGATTTAGACATGAAACAGTTATTCCTCCTAAAGGAAAGCCATTTATTACTCCTGCTAAAGATACAACTATGCCACTACAAAAAGGCACACGTATTTTGAATGGTGCTCAAACACATGCAATGTTAAATAGACCGCAATTTAACACAGGAACTATTCCTAAATTTAGTATTGGTTCGATGTTAGGTAATCTCATAGGTGGAGGAAAAAAACCAAAAAAAGAAAAACATAGTAAAGCCAACGATTCAGATATTTCATTAGGTAGTAAGTTAGGCAATATGTGGGGCGGCGTTAAAGGTGCAGCCGCTAAAGTTGGTGGCAAAGTTTTAGGTGGAGTCAATACTGCTGTACAAACTGGTAAGGGTATGGCTAAGATTGCAAGCAAAGTCATTGGAGATGTACTAGATTACATCGAAAAGCCAGGTAAATTAGTCAATAAAGTCTTCGATATCTTCGGCATTAATATGGGTAGTTTCGGAATCCCTAAAGGTGCTGAATTACCTTTTAATATGATGAAAGGTATGTTTGGCAAACTTAAAAAAGGTGCTATAGATAAAGTTAAAGATTGGCTTGAAGAAGCTGGCGGCGGTGATGGCGGATATATTAAATATTTAGATAATATCACAACTCCGTACAGTCCAAATGGCCCACCTCCTGGATATGCATTTAGTTGGCCTCACCCTGGTATCGACTTACCTTACAAATATGAACCTGTTTATTCGACAATTAGCGGTACAGCACACACAAAAGAAATGCCAGGTGGTTTTGGACACTACATTTCTGTTATTGGTGGCGCACTTGAAGTAATTTATGGTCATTTAAGTAAGTGGCTTGTTAAAAATGGACAAAAAGTTCATCCTGGTACAAAACTTGGTATCTCTGGTAATACAGGAGCCAGCACAGGACCTCACTTACACTATGAAATGCATAGAAATGGTAAACCTATCGACCCTGTTAAGTGGTTGAAATCACATAACGGCGGTGGCAAGTCTGGTGGTAGTCGTGCAGCAAGCGCATGGCGTCCAGAAATTATTAAAGCATTAAGAGCTAACGGCTTACCAACTTCAGCAGCATATGTCAATGCTTGGATTAGACAGGTTCAAACTGAGTCTGGTGGTAATGCCGGAGCTGTTCAAGGAAACATTGGTGATATAAACAATAGAACTGGAAATCTTGCAAGAGGTTTATTACAAGTAATACCACCAACGTTTGCTGCAAATAAATTACCAGGTCATGGTAACATCATGAATGGTTTAGATAACGCTATGGCTGCAATCAATTATGCCAAAAAACGTTATGGTAAATCAGGCATGTTACAAGTTATCGGTCATGGTCATGGTTACGCCACAGGTGGATTGATCAAAAATGCAGGTTGGTACAACATAGCAGAAGGTGGTTACCCTGAATGGGTAATCCCTACAGACCCTAATCGACGAACAGACGCTATGAAATTACTAGCACTTGCTGCTAAAGACATTCAAGGTTCTAAATCAAAAGGTAATAAACGTCCTAGTGCATTCAGTAGTAAAAGTGTACAAACTAATAACAACGATACTGAATTATTACTCAAAATGATTGAGGGACAACAACAACAGATTTCACTATTGATGCAACTTGCACGTAGCAATCAAGACATTGCAGACAAAGATTTTGAACCTGTCATTGATCAGTTTGCGAACGAAAAACAAATTTTTAAAGGTATTGATAAATACGAAAGACAGAAATCAAGAAAAGCAAAATTTTAAACCAGTGGGAGGTTAGATAATGCTTGATACAATAAAAGTAAATGATAAAACACTTCCATGGTTGATTGTTGAAAGAGGGTTTGAAATACCCTCTTTTAATTTTGCTATTGAAAGTGAAGAAATAGCTGGGAGACCAGGAAGCATTGTAAAAAGTAGAAATTTAAAAGAATATCGTTTTGAATTACCTCTTATCATACGTAATGATTATTTATCGCATGGAGGCATGAAAAAGTTAGACGATGTATTAAATGAAGTCGTACGATTTTTCAATTATGATGAACCAGTTAAGTTACAGTTCACGTCTCAGAATTGGTATTGGAACGCATATATAGAAGGTCCTATTGAGCTAGATAAAGATAGGATAGGTTTTTGGTCGTTTAAAGTTAATGTAGTACTTACAGACCCGTATAAATACGCAGTTGAAGGTACAAAAAACACAGCAATTTCAGACCAAGTTAGTGCAGTTAATACAGGTACAGCAGACACACCTGTTATTGTACAAGCTACGGCATTGAAAAACGCTAGCTATTATATGATTACTAAAAACGATGAAGATTATTTCATGATAGGTGACGATGATTTAGACAAACCAGTTGAAGATTATACACCTACACTGTGGGATAATGAAATGCGTAATTTTACAGGATGGACAAAACAAACAGCTAGTACAAATATAGACGGTTATACAGGTGGTTCGACCGGTGGAGGTATGGAACTTTCCGGTTCTAAAGACTCTTTTGTATTAAAGCAAGACACAATTACTTCTACAACAGGTTGGAACGGTGCAGAATATAAACACAGTTTTGGTAAATCTGCTCAAGATTTTGTTTCTACTTGTAAAATTCACGTCAATCAAAAAAAGAAAGGTTCAACCCACTTTGCTCAATACTTATATGATACTGACAACCGTTTGATTGCTAGTATTGGTTATCGTAACACTAGAGCTAGTCAAGCAATAGGGAGTATTGTAATAACATTGTTCGACCAGTTAGGACAACAAAAGAAAATATATGAATATTCAAACCTACCTATGTTTTATAAGTGGGAAGATATCGTATTGTATATGCGTTTAGAGCGTTCGGGGACAACATTTAAAATTAAAACTTGGAAATATAAAGAACTTGAATATCCAAAACGTGTCATACCAGTCGATGTACACGAAAAACAATGGGAAGATGGCGGAAAGTTTTATCAACGCCCTATTGCAGCAGTTAGCGTTTATGTTGCTAAAAACGGTAGTTATTATCACATGCCTACGTATGTATTAGGTAGCTATACCCATGAGAAGTTGCCTAAGCCACCTAAAGCACGTGACATGATTATAAAAAAAGGCGATGTGATTAACATTAATACGCAAGATAAGACGGTTACAATTAACGAAGATCCTTCACTTGATTTAAAAACGTTTGGTAGCGACTTTTTTAATATAGATAGTGGCTATAACGAATGTATTATTTATCCTGAAGGTACTTTTGATACAACGCTTTATTGGCAAGACAGAAATTATTAAGGAGGTGACAAAGTGAAAAATATAGGTATTCATGTATTAGATTTCAATGATAAAATCATTGATTATATAAGTCGTGATGACGGTGCTTTAATACATGCTGTAATGAGCAACAACGCAGAAGAAAAATCGGAAACTTTTGATTTTACTGTCGTTAATAAACGTGCAAGTAAATTACGAGAACGTAATCGTATTATCGCTCAAGATAACAACGGCATTTATAGGGAATTTGTCATATCACATGTTGTTGATAACTTTGACGGTACAACTGATATTGAGAGTAACGCCTCTTACCTAGAAGATATTGACAAGTCAAAACCTATAAAACCCGGAAAATATAGTGCTTATAGTACATCACAAGCTCTAAATGAGACGTTACGCAACACGGGGTGGGAAATATCAGAAGACACTGAACACGGTGGCATGCGCACAACATCTTGGACTTCTTACTCAACACCTTACGAAGTTATCAACATGTTATGCACAACGTATAACATGATTGCAGACTATTCAATTGAACTTGGTTCGCATACAGTTGAGCATAGATATGTAACACTTAAGCAACCTGTAAGTTTATTCAAAGGTAAAGAAATCACAAAAGGTAAAGATTTAACAGAGATGACACGTACCGTTGATATGTCAGAAGTACGGACTGCACTATATGCCATTGGTCCAGAAAATGATAAAGGTGAACGTATTAGTGTTGTTGTTAAAGACGACGAAGCACAAGCTCAGTTTGGTTTGCCAGGCCGTTATTTATGGAGTGTGTATGAACCTGAATCAGATGACAGTAGCATGACGGAAGAACGTTTAACTACATTAGCTCAAACAGAATTGAACAAGCGTAACCAATCAGCTATTAGTTATGAAATTAGTTCTATTGACATTCACAAACACTATCCTGAAATGGTTGTATCTATGCACGATACAGTCAGAATTAAAGACAGAGATTTCAGACCTCCTCTTTATATTGAAGCTGAAGTCATTGGTGTAGATTATGATTTAATCCTTGATGAAAGTAGTTATAAATTCGGGAATGTTGTTGAATATGATGAAAGTAGTTTAAGAAGTATATTTGACAAAAAAATAGATGAGATACGTAAGAAACTAAACGACAACGTAACAAACATTAATACAATCGTTAACGACGCGATACAAGGTGAACTTGAGTATTACGAACCTAAAATCATCAAGTCTGATACAGAACCGGATAACCCTATTGAAGATATGCTTTGGTACGATACCAGTAATCCTAATGTTGCTGTACTTAAACGTTATCACAACGGCGAATGGTTAAATGAAACAGCTAAAGATGTTGAACAATTAGGTGGTATGACGCGCGAACATGTGTTATACAATTCAATCACTAACACATTCCAAAACTTAAATATTCAACATTCTAAGTTACTTGAGGAAGTTTCATCATTACTCAATAACGAATATTTAGTAGACAACGACATCAGAAACGCTTTAAATACTGCACAAGATAATCTTGTAGGCGTATATCAACAAATTAAAGACAATCTTGATAGTATGAATGAGGATACAGCCACAATTGGTAAATTAATTGATACACAAGCGCTATTCTTAACATACCGTGAAAGATTACAAGACTTATACAGAGCCATGAGAGACGCTCAAGTGAGTGCAGACAAACGTCTTAAATTACTACAATCACAATACACTGATGAGAAGTTTAATGATGCTTTGAGTAAAGTTGCTGAAAAGTTTGGTTTAACAATAGATAGTAATAGTAATATGGTAGGTACCCCTAACGTTATAGAGAAGGCTGTTCTAGCATCACGTGAAGATACATCTGAACAATTGAAAAGTTATATTAAAAGCGTTGATTACGAAACGGACAAAGACGGCATCGTGACACGTTTAGATAATGCCGATAGTGAACGTGTTCAATTATCGAATTTGATAAGCGATAAAGTAAGTTTGTATAATTACAAGACGGACAAAGATAATATTGATAAACAACTTTCGGAAATGTCTACATCGATATCACAGAATGGCCAAGATATTCAACTACGTGCGACAAAAGAAGAATTCGACGCAACGAACAAGACGTTAAGTAAAACAATATCCGACTTCACAAACAATGTATCTACGGGTATGACGTTTACCTATGATGAAAACGGTACAATCCAAAGTATGAACATTGGTAGCGACGGAATTAAGCTACGTGGCGATAAAGTAGATATTACGGTCAATAAAGACTTCAATGTTATGGCAAGTAAAGTTGATGATAAAGTCGGCAAAAACGAGATTATCAACCGTTTAAATTTAAGTCCTGAAGGTTTAGATATTAACGTTAATAACATGGGTATTCGAGGTGGCGACAACTCAGAGTATATCGATATAAGAAATACATCCATTTTATCTTATGGTTCATTTACAAGAACATGGGCTAATGTTACTGATACTGCTAACTTAGCACTTGGTATAAATAAAGGAACAATACAAGTACAAAATAAAACTACTGGTTACAACTTATATTTAACCGAAAAAGGCTTGTCAACAATGCTCGCTGGTGCTGGCGATGAAACAGCGGGTACATTAGAATTTCATTCTACAAAATATAATGATACTTCTCGTGGTGTACGACTTCACTCAACCTATGGTGCAGTAGCATTAGAAAGTGATTACAGTCGTATTATTTTAAATGCAAATCTAACTGTAAATATCGAAAGTAACTACGGTATTTATTTCAGACCGTATCGTGATAGCCGAACTGGTAACAACGAATTTGCTATGTATGTAAAACAAAACGATAGTGGCGCATACACAGACGGCGTTCTTAAATACGGTAATGTTTCAAGCGATACATCTGATTATGGATCAGGTATAAGGTTTAGTAAAAGTTCTGTGAATAGTATAGTTTATGCAACTAATAAAGACGGCGATATTGGAACAGGCGATTTTTACGGCAATAAAGTTTATGGCGCTTTAACAGCTAAAGAAACTAATGCTTATGTCTTAGTAGATGGTGCTTTGCGTGTTACTGATAAGAATGGTTATGACGGGGGTAATACAAATTATCGAGATATTCAGTGCCAACACATTGCATCAAACACTATTAGAACAAGAACAGGAAAAGACTTTTATATCGGCGTATCTAGTAACGAATTACGTGTTACAAACAACCTATTTTGGAATGGTGGCGACACAGGATATAAACCAATTAGAGCAAGTGATTACTTACCAGGTTCGTTGGAAAGATTTAAAAAAGATATCATCCAATGGGATGGCGATGCATTAAATGAAATAGTGAATAACATGACAACGTATGAATACAGATTAAAAGACGATGAAGATGACCGTAAAAAAAGAAAAGGTTTAGTTATTGGTGAAGCTTATAAAACACCAGAGGACTTTATAGACGGAGACGGTGTAAGTGTTTATAACATGATTACTTATAGTTTGAGAGCAATACAACAATTAAACGAAAAGATTGAAAAAATGGAGGAACAATTGAATGGATAAATTAAGAAAATTAGGTATTTTAACTTATAATTTTGATGATTACAGTTATAAAGAATTTTTATTTGTAGACGATAAAACAGGAAGTGTTTATATTTCTTCTAAAGATGTTGAAGATCCAAATTTCAGTGGTGTAACATTTTGTGGAGTGAAAACAAACGAACGTGACTATTTTGAAGAAACAATCAAACCACATAGATTTGTGGAAACTCCTACTAGAAAAGGTATCAAAGAATATTTAGTTTATTTATATTCTGAAAAACTAAATCAAAATATAAAATGTGTTTTAACGGAAGAAGAATACGAAGGTAAAATTTATAAAAATATTGGTTATAAAATGGAATTAGATATAAAAGGAGATGAATAAAAATGGGACAAAACAATCAATTACAAGCTAATCCAAGTTATGTTATCGAGGAGTTAGTTACTCAAAACGCTAAACTTTCGCAAGAGAACGCGATGTTAAGAGCAGTGATTAGAGAACAAGAAGAACAACAAAATAAAGATACTGTAAGTGCTGAAGGAGAGTAACCTTTAGCACTATTTTTATACTTAATTTAAGGAGGTCATTTTAAATGGCGAACGAAATAGTAACTAGAACAGAAAGAATTATCCTTGTACAAGTGAATAAGAACACAAAAGAAGAACGCGTTTTATTTAAAGATAAATACGGCGGTGGTTTCCAACCAACATACACTGTCGCTAATGCAACACCATTTAACAAACAAGAGGACGCAGAAAAGATTTCTCAAACACTTAACATGCTTTACAACATGACTGAATCAGAGTTTGAATGTCATGTAGCTAAAGAAATTGTTGAGCGTACTTATTTAGACGGCGGATTAACGGAAAGTGATAAAAATACCGAAGAACCAACATCTAACGTGAGTGAATAATTTCTATCGCAGGGCGTCTCTTACGCCCTTTTAATTTATTACGAAAGGAGACGAGTAATGATAAAGAGGTTATTACAATTACACCCTAACGAAATATTTGTTAAATTATTCGTCATTCTTTTAGCTGGTTTAGGCTTGGTCCGTTCTTTGAACTGGATTTCAGCACGTACCGAAACTCTTAAACATGTATCTGATCTATATGTCAAAATGAGTAAATATATGGATATTGATACTGTAGGTTGGTTGCTTTTCTTGTTTTCAATCGTTCTATTTTTAAGCGCGTTCTTTGATAACATCACGGGTTATATATTGCTTATTGTTGGCTCAGTGCCATGTGGTATTATTCACATTGCTTTCGGCATGATAAGTGTTGAATCTGCGAATGTTTCTTCAACATATTACATTAATATGTTGATTGGTTTCATTCAAATTCTAGTAGCAATTAATGGGGCGTTTTCTATATGGAAAATCAAAAACTTATAGAACATCGCTTAAATGCCCATGATGAACGCGCGAGAAATCAAGAGAAGCAAATAACAGAGATTGAATCAGAATTGAAAAAGCTAAAAGAACGTGAGAATGACAGATATATAGAAATGTCAAAAATGAACGCAAAATTGGACACTGATACCAAAAACACTAAAGAAGTTGTTGATAGATTGGTAAACAGTGTTGAAAAGTTGGTTGTTAAAATCGACGATATGACTAAAAATTACTCTGAATATAGTTCAGTGGTTGAACGTAGATTTAGCAAGGTAGAAAACCGCGTTTCAAACATTCTCAACGATAAAGAGGTTAAAGCAAACACATTAAACAGCATAGAAGATGAAGGAAAAACAATGGGTAAAGCTACATTTACAACAATAACGATTTCTATAATCGGAGTTATCGAGGTGTTCGTAAGATATGTAGCGCCGTTGTTCTTTAAATAAGTCAAAAGTATTTTTAAGTCGACACAGCAGTGTCGGCTTTTTATATTGGAGGATATTGTATGAATTGGAAATTAAGATTTAAAAATAAAGCAATATTAACCGGTTTACTAGGTGCGGTATTGCTGTTTATTAAACAAGTCACAGAGTTGTTTGGTTTAGACTTATCCAATCAATTAGAACAAATTAGTGGTTTAATAGGTACGATACTAACATTATTAGCTGGTTTAGGTGTTATTGTAGATCCAACTAGCAAAGGTGTAAAAGATAGCGGTATTGTACAAACATATAGTGAACCACGGGATAGCCAAAACCCTAATGAATTTGTAGAGTGGCAAAGCAACAAAAATGATACAAACGAATTAGTACCAGAAGCTAACGAAAAAACTCCCGATCATCATGATACATCTCAACCGTTTACTGACGATAGTGATGAAATAGAATGGGATGTAGCAGATTATGAAAATAACGAAGATTTAATGTATGGGCAATCTCGTTTACACGAGGAGGTTAAATAATGGTTGCAAACTTAACAGAAAAAGAAGCTGTTAAATACATTCATAGTTTAGAAGGTAAAGGTTGGGACTTCGATGGAAGTTGGGGATGGCAATGTTTCGATGAAGCAAATATGTATTGGTATGAATTATTTGGTCATGGATTAAAAGGAGAAGGTGCTGCAGACATCCCTAACGTCAACAATTTCAAAGGTGAAGCAACTGTTTATCAAAACACGGTTGAATTCAAAGCGAAGGCTGGAGATGTAGTTGTTTTCAATCGGAATTATGGTGGTGGTTATGGCCATGTGGCTATTGTTTTAGATGGTAACCACGATGGGAGTTATAATCAATTTCTATCTTTAGACCAGAATTGGTTTGGTGGCGGACTTACTAAAACAGAAGTAGCTCAACGCATAATTCACAATTACGATTTCCCTATGTGGTTTATCCGTCCTAAATATAAAAAAGAAGGACAAACACGTTCTGTTCAATCTGTAACAAAAAATAGTAAAAAAACTAAAAAAGTGACACGTAAAGCTAAAAAGCTAAATTACTTTAAAGATTATGTAAAAGGCTACAACTTACCTAAACGTGGTTATAATCCAAAATTTATTGTTATCCATAATGATGCTGGTAGTAAAGGAGCGACTGCAGAGGCGTACAGAAACGGACTGGTTAATGCACCGCTATCAAGATTAGAGGCAGGAATAGCACACAGTTATGTTAGTGGTAGTACAGTTTGGCAGGCACTAGACGAAAGTCAAATTGGTTGGCACACTGCTAATCAATATGGGAACAAGAACGGATACGGCATAGAGGTTTGTCAGTCTATTGGTGCAGACAACAAAACATTTTTACAAAACGAACAAACAACGTTCCAAGAATGTGCTAGATTGTTAAAAAAGTGGGGGTTAAAAGCGAATAGAAATACAATAAGATTACACAATGAATTTACATCTACAAGTTGCCCACATCGAAGTAGTGAATTGCATACAGGTTTTAATCCTGTTACACAAGGGACATTGCCTAAAGATAAACAGCTTAAATTACAAGATTACTTTATTAAACAAATAAGAACCTATATGAAAGGTGAGGTCCCAACTGCAACCGTAGTAAAAGGTTCTAAAGCATCAAGTAATACAGTATCAACTGTTGCAGGCGCATGGAAACGTAACAGTTATGGCACTTGGTATATGAGTGAAAAATCAAGATTCACAAATGGTGGTTCACCTATTATGGTTAGAACGGTTGGACCTTTCAGAAGTTGTCCGTACGCTTACGATTTTCAGCCTGGAGGCTATTGCGACTATGATGAAGTTATACTACAAGATAATCATGTTTGGGTTGGTTATGATTGGAAAGGTCAACGTTATTACTTACCGATCAGAACATGGAATGGTGTAGCTCCTCCCAACCAAAGTGTTGGTGAGTTATGGGGAACAATTAACTAATATGTTAAAATAAATATACCACCACGTCATTAAGGGTAGTCCTAGCGACTGCCCTATTTTTTTATGTAAATTTTTAAATAAAATACTTGTACAATAAACAATTGTGTAGTATAATTATATTTGTAAGTTAGTTAATGACTTACAAATTATGTGTAAGGGGGTGAAAGCCTCATGCTAGACATAATAAAAACACTCCTAGAACATCCAGTATTGGCAGTACTGATAGTTCCAGAAGTGCTAAAACAACTTAGAAAATGGCACCTCGGTTACCTAGACCGGAAGCCAAACAACAAAGATTGAAATTATGTTTGGAGCCTTAGGGCTCCTCCTTACACTTATATATTATAACATTATTTGGAGGTTTTCAATTATGACAGGGCAAATGTATTTATCGTTGTTTATATTAAGCCTACCATTGTTGCTATTTATAGGAAGAAAAACACATTTTTATTATTTAGATAAGAAGAACGGACGTAGATAAAATGAGTGAATATAAAACGAAAATAATCGAATTGGTCGAAAGTAATATAACGGGATATCAAATCCATAAAGAAACTGGTGTATCACAATACGTTATTTCACAATTAAGACAGGGTAAGCGTGAAGTTGATAACTTAACTTTGAACACAACTGAAAAGCTATACGAGTACGCATGTAAAGTGTTATAATAGTAATCTATAATCGATACATTTACCACCCACACATGTCACTGGGTGGTTTTTCTAGTAGATTTCTAGTAATTTTCTAGCATAAATACGGTATAATAAAATAGAAATTGCGGTACATATCTTAGGAGTGTACTTGAGGTAACTGTTGCGACGGTTGCCTTGTTTTTATATCGATTTTTCTATAACCTAAGTGATAAAATGTATGAAAATTATAACTTAGACAGTGGTAAAATTGAGTGTATGTATAAGTTTTATGTTATAATATATTTACAATTCTCCTGCCATTGCGGACTCGCTTCTTGTCTGAAAGATGAATACGACTATGACTTTGACGGTGGGATAGAAACCGTAAAAATGGCACACAACCGTATAAGCTATATTTTATAGTCGCGAATATAAAGTATAGTAGTGGTTGTGTTTTTTGTATAATAATTTATACCCCTATTTCAAATTAATACTATATTCTAAAC